GGATTCATTTGAATATAGTTAATTTGATTTACACAACAAAATCGTTCCATACCTCTTGAATAGATACCTGTAGATTCAAAAATGAGTTGTGGGTGGTCTAAGTCATTCAAATACTTGAGTAAAAAATTGTAGCCATTTTTATTATTTTGGATGAAAAACGCTTTTTGGAATTTACCATTTTTATAATGTGCAACTACACTACGCCTTTTACTAATATCAACGCCTAAGTAATCGATAAAAAAAAACTCCTTTGAATAGTTGAGAAGCTAAAAACTTTACTTAACCTTTCTCATTTCATTTTCCTATACACGGTTTCAGGAACCCAACATACTACAAACGAATTTCAAAAGGCGAGAGTAAAGCTGACTTGTTTTTTATACGGATTTAAAATCCAAGAGTCTGGACAGTCTACTCCTCTCTATAACTATAAAAAATAGCTATGAAAAAATCTATCGTCATAGATTTCTTCATAGCTAATCTTAGTATGTTTTTTATGTGCTGTGCACTTTTTGTGCACCCAAAAACAAAAAGCCCACAACCACATGGGTTGCAGGCTACATAATGGAGACGGCGGGAGTTCATTAAAGCGTTTATCTATTCATGTATAAATCGCTATAAGTGTTGTCATATCAACGTTTAAGTTGTCTAATCAGTTGTGTGTAAAATGTTAAAATTGAAAAAACACAAGATATTTGGGGCAACATTTTTAAATTCTATTATCCCTATTATTTTTAGTTTTTACACTCCATTATGACCAAATTATGACCATTGAAAATAATATAAACATAACTTTACTTAATTATTATTCAGCTTTAAAAACAACAGCTTTTATTTTATCAATACCTATTATTTTTGCAAACAAAACTCTATGAGTACCATTAATAATTACATAATATTTTTCATTTTTTTCTAATAGATACACTGTATTCATTGCAATATTAGTGCCATGCTTCAAATTTTCTTCAATTTCACTATTAATAAATAAATCTCGGAATTGATCACTAGTCATATTAAAAAGATAGAAATATGAAGCGTAATTATTAAATGTTTTTGTTTTTTTATCTATTGTTATTAAAAAGTTTTCAATACTATCAAATTTTCTCGAAAAGTCTTGGCCACTACTTTCTCCTATAATGTCTTTAACATTTACTTCTTTAAAATATTTATATATATTTGAATCATTAATAGTACCCAATGTATATTGTTCAAATTCTTTACTTTTCCACTGACCGAACAATGAATAAGGAGTTTCATGGTATCTCTTTTTTATATCTTTATCTTCAAACTTTAAAATTTCAAATAAATTTATATCTTTAAAGCTATAAGATAAATATTCATCTTTCCAAACAATTTTTTTAAATAACGGTAGCCCGTTAAAATATTTGTATTTCAAAATATAAAATTTCAATCTCATTTTATTAATAAATGTTGTATTACTCAAATTTTTCACCCACATTCATTCAATTAAGTTTCATGTTTTAATTGTATATTTACAATAATACCACATAAAAATAATTACCTACTCTTAAAATATGATATAAGCAAAATATACTATTAGTACTATAATTATTTCCTTTATCAATTTTTAACCCACCATATATTATGTATGATGTCTTTTTAGTATGGTCATATTTATAAACATAAACGTAAATTACTTCATTGAACGTTTTGTTCAGTCAGATATTTTTTCACATTTCATATGCAACGTTACATTTATCTTTTTACATATATAGTTAAACAAACTCATCGCCGACTACAACACATGACGTTTCTCAGCATGTGAATTTAGTGGTTTTAATACATTCAAGTTCATGTCCAAAATTTAATCATTTTTCATTTATGGTATATTAAAATAGAGGTGAACTATAATGTTCAGTTTTATTAAAGACATAAAAACAAAAATACAATTAAAAAAGCAGAAGAAATTAATTGAAACAAGAATTGAAAAGAATAGAGAATCTATTGAAAAAGGATTTGAAAAGAACGAGAAAAATAATGAAACGTCAAAAAAAGAAAATGATTTTTTAAATTTGAATACTTTTGCTTTTGCTTTCTTTATTTCTCCATTTATCTTTTTAGGCTTAGTAAAATTAGGAGAACTAAGGACGGATATGCCTCGTAACTGGGATTTATATCTTGCTGGTTTGGCTATAATATTTATAATCCCTTTCACAATCGGTATAATCTTATTGTTACTAAAAATAAATATGCAAAACAATATATCAAAATTAGGTATAACAATTCTAACAATTGTAGCATCAGCATTCTATTTTATTTTATATCTTGCTACTTTTATAACTAATGACTCTGATTTAAATGGAAAAACTATTTTATACTTAATTTTATTTGCGTTTTTTAATTCAATACTTTTGATCTATATTTTTAAATCTATTTTTATCCGACTAAAGAATTGGGTTTTTAAAATAGATGACAATAAAACCATCGATATAATTAAATATAGATTATCCTTTATAAACAAACTAATTATTGGCTTTATTTCTATAATAGCCAGCATACTTGCAATTATACTAACTTTAAAGAAAATAATTTCTTAAAATTGTTATTTCACAAAGAAATTATTTAAACAAGTGCTAAGCCACATAGGTTTAGTACTTTTTTCTACTCTTCAAATCCTCCCGCATCATCAATTAAAAAATGTTGCATTAGGATATTATTTACTCAACTTTTCCAAATCTTTTATATTTTTATCTTCATCTTGACCAATGCTATCAATAAATACTGGTGTTGCCACATTCACTTATCTAACATTTTCAAGTTACAATACATGGGTACATATTTTGTTCGTCGCGTTGTTTGAGTTGTTTTTTTAATTCACGTAATTCTCTCTGTGTCATTTCGTCTGGTGTTTTCTTTTCTCCGCTTGAAGTTAAATGTTCTTTTTTTCTTTCTTCCTCAGGGAGAGTTGCTATTTCATATAAAATGCTTGTTCCTAAATTCGCCATCGATGGCGAATTTAATTCTGGACTGTCAGCTACTTTTATAAATCTTCTAGCAGCACTTCTGCTCATATTTATTTTTGAAAGCCACTTACCAAACTCTCCATGTGCTAAGTCGTTCTCTTTTACGTGTTTCATTCTACGACTTATTTCGAAAATCGACTAATCAGCTTTTGATGATGTCGAGTTTAACAATGTAATATATACATTTTGCATACATAGTTATACAATCTCATTTCCCACTGCAACACAGGGCGTTTCTAAAGGTAAAAAACACTATATAAACAGTGATGTTAATCACTTTTTATTCATTTTGATCGTTCTTTTTCTATTTCTGAAACGGACTTTATATTTTTATGATACAATACTTCAAGATTATTAGAACTTGTTATATCTCCATCAAACTGAAAATCTTCTGTAGATCTTATACCCGCAGTAAAAGATTTATTTTTATCACCATTTACATATCCACTAACATCATAACCATCCATTGGATTTCTTTCAATTTTAGTGAAATGTGTATTCTTATATCCCTTAACATTATGTTTCATAAAAAGTTCTATTCTTTCTTTTTGTTCATTGTAATACTTTTGTTCTTGTTCTTTTTGTTTGTCATTCTTCATTTTTAAATAGACGCCTCCAACAATTAATATTACACTAATTAATGTAATGAATATTAAAATTATTTTTTTATTCAAATAATCATTCCTTCGAGGTGAAATAATGGATAAACTATATAATAAAGATAACACATATCATAAACTTTCTGGTAATAGTTATAATCAAAATATTATAAAAAGTAGAACTACTAAAATTAAAAATAATGATGATAGTATACAGAATTTCAAAATCCAAGCATCACGAGTTGATAAAGGAAATGGTTTTCAAGCTATGGCAGTATCGCCAATAGGCAATGATGGAAAAGTTGATAATGATACGGTTTATATGATTTATGCTGGAACTAACCCTAAAGAAGAAGCTGATTTAGGTACTGATATGAAACTGGCTCTTTCTAGCGTCTTTAATAATCAAATTAAATCTAATCCAAAAGATGTTAAATTATATAATGATTATAAAGACTTAAACAACAAAACAATTGACTATAAATATCCAGATAATACAGCTAAAAATTCACAATTTGACGAAGCTAATATTTGGACTGAATCTGTGCTTAAGGAAGGTAACTATAAGCACGTATATGGTTCGGGTCATAGTTTAGGTGGTACAATTGCTCAAGTTATGGCAGTTATGCATAATTTTGACCAAACTAAAACTTTTTCAGCCCCTAATGGTTATAATCTTTTACCCGATAATGTTAAACGAAATTTTGATGCCAAAAAATTTGAAAAGAAAATTGTTGATTATACACATACGTCAGATGCTATTGGTATGTATGATTTAGGCAAAGAAAAAATCGGTATGAATATTTTTGTTGAAGATGTCAAACGTCAATCACTCATTGACTTAAATAACCCTATGCTAGCACATGGACTTAAATTTTTTAATTTCAGTGGTGACAATGTAAAAATAAAAATTGATTCAGACAAAGCAAAAGCTATCGCTGAAAAATTAAGCAGCGATTTAAAAGCTATTAACCAAGCAATTCAACGATTGGAAGATTATGAGGAACATTCTAAAAAACGTGCTAGACAAATTGAAGAAAAGTACAAGGATTTAATTTCATCTGGGAACTATAAATATATACATACCTCTGACATAGAAAATTATATGGAAGAGCTTACTAAATCTGGCAAATATGATTTTTATGATAAAACAGAATTTGATGCTACCATATCTGATTTACATTCACATAAAAAGCAATTAGAACAACTCGCTGAAAAAATTGTAGATGCCGGCCAAAAGATGGAAAATCGAGATAAAGAATTAAGTGAAATGTATCAAATGTTTGAGGAGGAATAACATTGAGTCTATTGGAAAGCGCTAAAGAGAGTGTAAAAGAAACTGCTCGTAAAGATGCCGAATTCATAAAACTTGAATGCTTAAAACATGAAATGAAGTCTGATGTTATATCAATGATATCTGAAGAAAAACAAACTTTAAAACAATATAATGATGACTTTGAAGCCTTAGTTCAAGCTATATTTAAATTAAAAGGGACCTTAATATTTGGATTTGAAGGTAAAACAGCTGACGCTATGGTCGAAACAATGGGTAAATATCATTCAAAGGTCGTCGAAGATCAAAAAGCAATTGAATCTTGTATTCGTAGTTGTAAAACCTATGATGGATGGCTCTAATAATATCTTTAACTGTATTTAAGACTTTAAAATAATTTAAAGACGCCATAATATTCGGCGTCTTCTTTTTACTCCTCAAATCTACCTAATATCATCAATATGAAACTCTGCATTCGGATATAGTTTACTTAACTTTTCTATATCTCTCTCATTCTTTTTCTTCATCTTCTCCAATACTATCAATAAACACTGGTGTAGCTACATTCAAGTCTACTTTCTCAGTGAATAAGCTGTGGTATCTACCGAGTAAATCGCGAGCTTTCATGCGATCACTAGGCTTGATAGGTACATCTACTGTTTCCACATGCTCATTATATACGAGGTTCATTCTTCCAGTGTCTGGGTTTCGTTCAAAAGTACCTTTCTTTACTATAGCTTCTTTAGTTTCCGTCTCGTCACCTATTGCTGCTTGAGTTAATAAATACAGTAACTCTTTGGCTGATAAAATAGTATCGTCCATAATCTCGTCTTTCTTACTTTTAATATATTCGTCTACTTTATCTTTACGTAGTAATCGACTACCTGTTACATGTGCACTATTGGGGCTATATCCTGCCTTTATAGCGCTTTGAGTAACGTTGAGTGTCTTTATATACTCATTCGCAAAACGTTCTTGTTTTGGCGTTAATTTGTCCATATCATCACTCCTTATAACTAGAATGAGCCTACCCATTTAAGGATAGGCAAATTGTTTAATTATCTTCGATTGTTACTTTGTTTCACTTCATCAATCGCATTTTTATAACGTTCAGTAAGTGGTTTAATTTCAACGCCACCATACTGTTCATTCTTAGTAATAACTACACCAGTTTTAGCCATTCCTGTTTGGTTAATGACGCTATATTCAAACATTAAGTTCTTGTATTCTTCGTTTGTAGTGTATGGATATAAAACACCTTGTTTTAATTCCTCGAGTTTAAATGCAACTTGACGTTGTTGTGATTCGTTTAATTGATTGTCATATTTTTGTTGCAACAAACTTAATTCATAAATATCAGTATTCGTTACATCTTTACTATTGATATAGTCTACAATCTCACTATCGTTATAGAATGATAATCTAGCTTCTAAATTCTGACGTTTAATAATTTCGGTTTGTGGATCTTTAACACTATCTTGTTGACTTTCTTTCTCAATCTCATTACAGCGTTGCTCTATTTCATTTAATCTATCTGTAGCAAACTGTTTGAATTTATTTTCTAGTTCAGTAACTTTAGGCTTTTGTTGTTCGTCTATAGCCTCTAAACGATAGCCTTGCTTGTATAAACGCTTAGTGTCTTCGATTAATTTATTTACTTCATCTAATAAATCTTTATACTTTCTGTTATCGAATAATACACTCCATACGTCTTGTGATGTACCTTGATAAGTAGTTGTTGTCATAATATATACCTCTTTCTGTTTAATTAGCTTGTAATAGCTTTTCTTGTCTTTCTTGTTTCATACGTGCTTTAATTCTTTCTTTTCGTGCCTTACCTTCTGCCCTACGTCGCTCTTTATCAGCTTTAATTTCTTCTTGTATAGCAGTATTTCTATTATTCTTATCTTTACTATCTATGTGGCTTATATCCTCGCATATGCGTAATATAAGGCTCTCATCAGCTAATACGTCATCTCTTTGATACCTCTTTATCTGACGTTGTTCACTTTCACTATAGTTAGATAGTATTATGTTAAACTTCTTTAAATCATGGTTAGATTTATGCTTAAATTTTTCTAGCTTCTCACGTTCTTCGATAATACTTAATGCCAAATCTTCTATGTGGTTTGATTCATAGGACAACTGCATAGTGTATGGATCAATAAACATTCTTGGATAATGTAAAGCGTACATATCATCAATGCGTTGTTCCCATTTATCAAACTCACTTTTTAAGAATGCAGCATTGTACTTAGTTTTGAGTTGAATAACAGCATATCTTTGTCCTACTCCCAAATGCTACACCTCTTACACGCTTAGTTTTTGAAGTACATCTAATCTTGCTTGTGTTCCTAACATTTGACGTTTGACACTGTAAATAGCTTGTTTCTTATCATCTTCATTTCTGATAATGAAATAGCCTCTAGAATCTTTCTTATAGCTATAACCTACTGGATATTGATAGTTAATAATTAAGCTAGTAATAACTTGTGTTAGCCATCTATCATTGGCTTTATTTAGGGGATAACCTAGTTGATTCAATATCTTAGTCTTAGTTACATACTTTTCATTTGAGTTCTGAATTATGTCATAAACTCTTAAATATTCGTTTGGTACAGATTGATTTTTATTTAATGTATCTATCATGTTTTATTCCTCGTTTTATTTAGTATTCCCTTTCTGTTTACTAACTCCCTAAAACGGTACTGATACATTCAATTTTTCTCCACACTCTAATTATATCAAAATTACACTAAAAACACAAACTTATGTTCCTGTTTTAACTCATTTTATTTTTTTACTTAACAATCCTAATAAACATTGAATTAACAACTTTTATAAGTGTTTTTCATATACTATCAGACACTACGACACAAGAACATATGTTCTAATTAATTTGCATTTTAACCCCTCATGAAAATTAAGCGCTTAGCTTTTTTTAGTTTTTATATGGGAGCCACACACTACATGTGACTCCTTATTAACCTACTTACTCACACTATAGTACGATTCTTTCAACTCACTTAACTTACGCTCTAACGTCTTGTAATCGTCTTGTGTAGCGTTCTCATCTTGTACAAATGCAGTAACCAATTTCAAGCCCTCAACTAGCTCACTTGCAGGTTCATTAATCCCAGTAGCTAATTGATATAATATTTCGATATTACCTATCACATCAGCATTACTAGACTGAACACCCTCAAGTTCTTCAACATTTAATCCACTCTCAATATAAGTGAACATATCTGTGTTGTTACTTTCTGAGAATGTTTGTAGTCCATACATGAAATATTCATCTTCGAATAATTGACTTGCCATCATATCACTAATAGATAGGCGCTTATCATCGTGTATTTCAAAACCGTTATAATATCCCTCAATACTTCTTATTAGCCCCTCTGTGTGCTTACTAGACGCTAATTCAAATGACTTTCTCACTTTGCAATCTTTAATATATACATGACCGAATAGCTTTCCGTTCATCATCACATAAACTATATCAAACGGATCATTATATATTTTAAAAGCGAAGTGGTTATCTCTACTGCTCTCTAACAATCCTGTGTAGTACCTTAATAACGTAGCTGCTCTTGTTTCAAATTGATTTGCGATTATTTCTATGTTCATTATGATTTATCTCCTTCATTTTTTGTTTTACTGAATTGTTCAAATTCACCTGTCTTGGGATTAAATTTTTTAATATAACGAGCAGGAGCCTTATCAATACATCCCATATCATCACTGTCATAGAAATTAATATGGTGTGCTTTTGTTAAAGCCATACATACGATTGGCGAATACCATATTTCTTCATCATCTATATATTCAACAAATAAATTCTCTGGTGCTGGTATAAGTTGAATCGGAGCATCATAGTCCAGTCGGCTATATATTTCATCTTTTTTATTCACTTTAAACGCACTCCATTTCTTTCTTACAAATATTAAATGCAACAGGCAACCAATGATCTGTTTTAATATATTTAGACTTCACTATCGGTAAGTCCAACCCTTTACCATCAACTAGATAAATAATTGGTGGACAAATATCCATCTCAATTAATCCATCTCGTTTAAGTTCAGCAATAATATTAAACGCTTCTTGGTTCCATCCAATCCAAAACACTATATTTGGATGTTGGCCACTTGTATATGCTCCATCACCTTTATAATTAAAGTTATTTTCTTCAAATACA